CAGGAATGTCATCAAAATCCATTTGTGAATACCTTATAGCTTCATGGAGTATGAACTCCGTGAAACCTGGCTCAGCACCAAATAGATCCTGGAATATTCCAGTATACTCTCCCATGCCTACAGTGGCTAGCATCTTCTTCAACATATCACATTCCACCAAATATGATATGTGTTGTGATCTTGTCCTCTGACTAAATGCCATCTTGAGGATACCACGCACCCTAGCTGCTATTGACATATCCGGCGAAATGCTCACGTTTGACGTGAACGAAGGCCTTCCAGCAGTTAATGTGTTGTCTATGATCTTTAAGGTTACCCCTTCGGATCCAGACAGTGGCTTCTTCCTCAATTTGAATTTTCTATCGCACGTTATATCATCACCGACTTGAAGCATACGCTTCACAGGTGGTATCTCGTACAATGAAACCAGCGTACTGAAAGCCATTATTTTATTGGCTATCAGAGTCCAAATATCACCTGAGCCAAGGCCAGTGCCCATTTCAATCCGCATCGTACCCTGCATATCTCCAATGACCCTGGCTTGTCTAATCTCCTGTGCCAGATCAGTCATACCTTGCCTTTTTGCAACCATGCCCATGAATAGCAAGAAAACTGCTACATGTGTTGCACTATGTGTACTATCTTGTTTTTCAAGGTCGATCTCCCAAGAATGGGTGAACGACCCCAAAACTCTAGCAATCTCAGGTTTGGTATGGCCAACTGGAGAAACAATGCCAGGTCTCAAAGACCTTGACCACGCATGAGTCAAAATTGCTGCAGCATCACCGAAGAGCTGCAACTGAGTTTGATTCATGGCGGTGACGCTAAGGATTTTCAGACCCTTCCCTAACGTCATGACTTTCTTTGCAGGCTCATTTTTAGGAAATGCAAATGAAACACTGTCAGCCCTCTTATCCTGACCACTATCCGCCATTTTCATCACTTGAGCTCGCGTTTGCGCCTTCAAGCTGCTTTTTGTGTCAGATGCCAACTTCATAAATTTGAAAGGATCGACAACTTGATCAAAGATCAACTTGACTATCTTTTCAGCAACTCTGAAGTGTTTATCTTGTATCACAGTTGGCTTGGTGCGCCTTTCAATCATATTGATAAGGCCAGCACCAGGCACTGAAGCAGGGTTGAATAACATCGACTCGTCAGTTGTACCCTCATGCTGTGGAACATAAGTGTTAACTATTGTAGCACAACTGACATCAATGCCAGAACGAATCGATTCTCTAGGCAAAGCCTCCTGATCCTCTTCATTGACAAAGCTGCCAACAGTATATCGAGCATCTGCGTGTATTATATCACAGCCTTCTGGAGATACATTTTCATTTTCGAACCTCTCGAAAACGATCTCCTCCTGGCATATAGGATCCACCAAATCGAAGGTGGTCCCTGCATACAACACATCGCTTGGTAAAGGTCTACCGTTAACCTGACCTTTATCAATGAACGGAATTGAGGCAAGCGAAGCCTTGTCCTTGCACACAAAGCATGTGGCTACTCTAGCCCTAGTGATTGCGACACCGAAGTGCCTTGGGTTCATGGCAAGAAACGCCATATCAGGACAATCTTGACCAGGCCTGGTCAAGTGAATATACGTGCGTTCAGATCGCGAACCCTGCGATTCATGAACGGTTATGGGGTCAACTGCTCCGAGTGCAGTCATCATCGACTTTGTACCTTGCAATGCATTAATAGTCAAGTCATCCTTGCCCGTTAGCACAATTTCAGACTCTTCGACATCGTAATACAAGCCGATTGGACGTTGTGATCCGCAATAGTATACCTTATTAAATATAGACGATCTATTATTTCTAAGGTACTGCAGGCTCACGTCCCATGGACAGAACGTCACTGGAGCAATTGCAGTGAAGAAAGGCCTATAAAGCGTTGGATCGAATGTACTTGTGCCTTCAGCAAATACATCCCTTATTTGTTGGGCATCACCTATCGTGATGAACCCGAGAGCATTTGGGAATCTTCTGAGTAACTCAAGATGTGGTGTCTCAAATGTGTAACACTCGTCAACAATGACATACCTAGAACAATTCTGGTTCAATGCCATGTGTTGCGTGTACACGGACGCCCTCTTGAGAGGCTCTAACTCTCCCAACTCTTTAATCCAACTC